CCGGAGAGATGCACGAGCGAGGCGGTGCAGGCGTTTTAATCGAGAGTATTATATTCACTAAGGAAAAGATGAAAACTCTCGGTATAGAGGAAGGTACGTTGCCTGAAGGCTGGTGGGTTGGTTTCCACATCACAGACGATGATGTTTGGGCAAAGATCAAGGACGGAACTTATACGATGTTCAGTATTGAGGGTAAAGCGAAGCGTATTGAAGTTGAGGAGGACGAATAATGGAATTTAGAGATGCATTCAAAATTATGAAATCCGGAGGAAAAGTGAAGCTACCATCATGGGGCGGATATTGGTTCTGGGATGTAGAAAAGCAATCAATTATGATGCATACGAAAGATGGCGAAGACATTGATATTCGAGAAACAAAATGTCCTGAATATACATTCGGAAATATTACATCTGATGAATGGATGATCGCAGATGAAGAAAATTGCCCAGAGTTAGGTGGTGCAGCATATTTTGATTTTTCCAACGCTATTAAGTATTTAAAGAGAGGACTTAAGGTTGCACGAAAAGGATGGAATGGAAAGAAACAGTATATTCAGCTTGCAACATGTATTTCGTACACAGCAGCAGACGGAACAATTGTTAATTGTGATCACAATGACATTGGAAATAAAGCAATTGCGTTTATCGGCACGTCTGGTGTACAGAGGGGATGGTTAGCGAGCCAAGCTGATATGTTAGCGAATGACTGGATGTTTGCAGATTAGGAGATGATCTCATTCTTAAGATTAAGAAATCACACCGACAGGATGAATGGATCGTGTACAATCCTGATTGCTTTGAATTGCATCATACGCACTGTAGGAATAAAAGAGTTGCGATCGCAATCAAGAAGAACGTGGAACGTAGAAGAGTTCCAACGTCAAGAAATTTAAGGACCTTGGAAAGCCACATAAGGCTGACAGGGAACAAGAACTATAAAAGAAAGATTCAGAAGATCATTGAAGAAGTAAAATCTGAAATGAGAAACTGAAATTTATTCTAAAATTAAGTGAAATCTGAAATGAAAATAGACCAATTTTGTAAAAAATGCAAATTGGTCTATTTTTTGTATCAAAAATTGCACTTTGCGTATCAAAAACGCAATAAAACGTTTCAAAACTCGAAAAAGTGTCGTTAGAAAGGAGGAAACATGAAAACAAAAGGAAAGACAAAGCTGGAAGATCTGGAAGTAAAAAAGATCGATGCAGTAGACATCGGAGCAGATCAGAAAGCAAATATCCTGATTAAAAAGAGAGGAGGTGCAGAAGAACCGAAGGGAAACTTTTTCAAGCGATTCTTTAATGCGTTTTGTGACAGCTTAGGAGTAAATTCAGAAGATGTCAGAAAGTCCATGGAAGATGAAGCAACATCATTTGATGATGTAATGAATGAAAAGAAGATCTACGACGTGAGGGATCAGATCTGGAATGCCTGCAACTCTCTGGAACAGTCGATTGTATCAATCCTACTCGATAAAGAGTGTGAGGATAAACAGGCAGCAATCGCACAGAGCATTGATCAGTTTAAGGCATTTTCGGATGATGCATCCAAGTCTTGGATCAAATTAGAACGTGCAGCAACGGATAAAGAAGATACTGTTGTTGCAGATGACTTTGAGATCGCAAAAATGCAAGAAGTCATTGAAAAATCTTGTGATCCAGAAACTATTAACAAAGAAAAAAAAGAAAAGGAGAATGAAATGGCATTTGATATTTCAAACATGACAGAGGAAGAAAAGAAAGAAGCATTAAAAGCATTACAGGATGATGCAAATGCAAAAAAAGAGGATACTGCAAAAAGAGCTGATATTGATGGACAGGTTCAGGAAGCAGTGAATAAAGCAATGGAAGGTGTTACAAAGGACTTCACTTCTATGATGAAGAAGATCATGGAACCAATCCAGAAGAGAGCAGAGGAAGCAGAACAGAAGTCCTTAGAAGAAGTTGCTAAGAAGTATGAACTCTTAGGAACAAAAGCAGAGGAATTAGTGCCAGTTCTGAAATCCATGAAAGCAACATCCGATGAAGCGTATAACAACTTCATTGCATCCATGGATAACAACCTTGCGGTAATTCAGAAATCAGGTCTGTTTGAGGAAATCGGTAAATCTGGTGGAGCTCACACAGGAAATGACGATACAGAAGGTGTTGCAAAGATGAACGCAAAGGTAGCAGAGATCAAAAAGTCTATGCCAAACCTTACTGATGCACAGGCACAGGATATCGTTATGCAGAATGATCCTGAATTAAGAGCAATGTTCGATAAATAAGAAAGGAGGTACAGAGAAGATGGCAAACAGAACATATGAATACAATCCAACTGGTGGAAGTCCAGTGATCAATGTTACAGCTGGAGCAGAACTCAAAACAGCCGTAGCGGTTTTATTAACAAAAGATGGAGCAAAAATTCCTGAAGCCGGAAAGGAAGCAACAGGAATTGTGCTTCTTGGAGATGAAACAGTAGCCAAAGGCGATGATATTACTGTTCAGATCAGAAATCAGGGCATGTGGGCAGCTGGTGCAAAGATTGAGGCTGGAGATTTCCTTGCTGTTGATGCAGAGGGATTATGCCAGAAGGCAACAACAGGGCAGTACATCTTAGCTATGGCACTGACACCAGCGACAGCAAAAGGAGACATCGTAAACGTTGCGATCATCCATGCTGGATATGAAGCGTAAATAAAGGAGGAATGAAATAAATGAACACAGGACATAACAACGCAGCAGCAATCGCAGTTGATATTGCGAAAGGCTGGAGACCAAACTATTACTTAACCAATATGGCAATGAGCTATTTTCAGGCACCTGGAATGAATGTTGCTCCAAGCATCTTTCCAATTCTTCCAGTACATGCAAGCACTGGAAGCTACTATATCTTCAACAAAGAAGAGATCGCGAAAGACCAGGTAAAGAGAAAGCCTAAGTTCGGAGCAGTAGATCCGGCTGTATTCTCTCATTCAGATGATACTTACAAATGTGAGGTAGATCAGATCATCGTCGGAGTAGATAACATCACAGCTCTGGATTACCAGAGAACTGGAGCACCAGCAACGATTGATCCGAGACGTGCAAAGGTAAAACAGGTTTCAGAACAGATGAATCTGCACCTTGATATGGTCTTTGCAAACAAGTTTTTCAATGCTGACGCATGGGCAAATGTTAAGACAGGAGAAGCAACAGCTTCAACATCTAAACAGTTTGTGCATTTTGATGATGCAAACGCGGACATCGTAGGTCAGTTTGATGAGATGAAGAAAGAAATCCTTTTAAACGGACGTAGAATGCCTAACAAATTATGCTTAGGATACAGAGCGTATAAGGCAATCAAAAATCATCCGCAGTTCTTAGAAAGAGTTACAGGTTCAGGGTCAACACCGAATCCAGCACTTGTTAACGAACAGGTAATTGCAGCTGTACTTGGTCTGGAAGAAGTAAAAGTTCTGTATGCAACTTATAATGCAGCAGAAATCGGTCAGAAAGCCGATATGAAATTTGTCTTCGACGATAACAGTGCATTATTAACTTATGCACCGAAAGAAGTAGATCTTGAAGAACCATCTGCCGGATATATTTATACATGGGATATGCTTGGAAATGGACAGTGGATGGCTACATCACAGTATGATGGACCAGGAGGATCACATTCAGAGTTCATCGAAGGACTTATGGCAACAGACATGAAAAAGACTTCCGATGACCTTGCAACGTTCTTAAGTGGTTGCGTATCTGAGTAGGAGGTGCTTTATATGAATTATGTTGCACTTAAGCCAGTTAATTTTGGCGGAAAGCAGTATAAGATCGGAGAGACTATTCCAGAGGGTGTCGTAGATGAACGACGCTCTCTCTTTTTAAAGAAGTCTGGACACATTGCAGAAGTAGCAAGCGTAAATGGAGCGTATGCAGAGGATTTGAATGTTAACCCTAACACTTTATCAATTCCTTTATTACAATCTAAGCACGAGCTTGCAGTGAACGCACAGCAGTTATTACAGTTCTTTGCCACAATTCAGAAAACAATGGAAGAGGCAAAAATTGAGATTGCGACCATGACAGAAGAAGATACACCGGTCTTACAGCTGTTACATGAGATTGATTCGAGAAAAGGAATCAAGGCAGCAGTTGAAACAAGACTTGCTGATCTTTCCAATGATGCTGATATTAATCAGGAATCAGAAGCAGTAGAAGAAACCGAAGAACCAGCAGAACAGCCGGAAGGTGGCGAGGAGAATGACGTATAACTATTTTCCAGATGAGATCAATACAAATGATGTTATGAAGATGCGGTTCGAATTGGCGGATACTGATGTATCAAAGGATGAAATGTCAGCTGCACTTTCCGATGAAGAGATCACAGCTGTATTAGAGCAGTATCCAGACAATTTTAAGATGGCAAAACTGAAATTGCTAGAACATATGATGTTCAAATACGGACAGGACGTAGACAACAGTGTTGGTCCTGTCTCTTTTAATTTTGGTAATCGAATGAATTTCTGGAAACAGCTTTATGATGATCTGAAAAAAGAAATTGCATCTTCCAGTGTTGGAATCAAGCCGTATGAGAATGAAAAACGAGAGTATTTTTACGTTGGTATGATGAATCATCCTGGAGGTGGACGCTTTTGAAAATGACATCAATCGGTAGACCATATCAATATATGCAGTCTTTCCGTGTTTACTGGCAGGATACAGAAGTCATGGACGATGGCATGGTTGTAAAGGGCGATGAAAAAGAAGCCCCTGATGCGATCATAGACGGTATACTAGCCGAAGCAGATATGAAGACAATGGAAATCTGGAAACAAAACCAGACTCCGATCAGTCATACGATTGTGTCTTACCATCCAGTGGTTAAGCTAAGTAAGAACGATGTGTTACTGCTTGGCGATGATCCGTGCCATGATCGTAAGTTTATCGTGAAGGGTACAAAAGATCCAGCTGGAACAGGGCAGTTTTCCATCTATTATGTATTAGAAAGAAGTGATACAGATGGGCGTAGAAGCTGAATTTCAAGCATGTGCAAAGAATCTTGATGAAAGTATCAAAAGAGAGATGATGCGAAAGGGTGCAATGGCAACAAACACCCTTAGAAATATTGAGATCGAAGTATTGTCGAAAGGCGGTTCTGGAAAGAAATACAAACGGCTTCCGAATAGATCATCCGCACCGGGAGAAACACCAGCACCACAGTCTGGAAAGTTACGTCAGGACTGGGATGATCAAACTCTGATTGAAGGAGATCAAGTTACAAGCCGGATAAAAAGTAATTCAAAACACGCTGAATGGCTGGAAGGTGGCACAAAAAAGATGGCAAAACGACCATTTATTGATCCAATTAAGAAGAAAGCAGAGCCGGAGATTGTAAAGATCTTCGGTTCAGATTTTGAGGTAACTCTATGAAAGAAATAATTTTCAAGTACTTAAAAAGCCTGAATATTAACGGATTGGCTACGTTCAAAAATGGACCAGCAATATTTTTGGATCAGGCACCTGATGATTCTGATTCAAGGTGGGATGGTTCGCAGTATGGGCGTATCATCTATGGGCTGAATCTGAAAGATGATTCAGAGCGTAAGGTTTCTGGAACGATGGAGATTGCAATAGCGTATCTGTTTAATAATCAAGGATATAAGAACTTGCTTGAAGCGAAGAAGATCCTGAAAAAAGCGTTTGAAGGAGTTTTCTTGACCGATGAAGATACAACGATTTCTCTTGTCTGGAGAAAGTCAGAATCATTTCAGGAAGCAATCGAAGGGCAAATGGATGTAGAAGTATGTGGATCAGTGTTGACATTCGATGCATATGCTTTTCCAAAACATTCATACCTTCCGCTGGATGCAGTCGGTTCTTTGGCAAAGCACATTGATGAGAACTGGAACGTGACAGTGATCAATAACACGGAACTTGACGAAATCTGGAAGCCGGATGATGAAGAAGTGGTTGTTTATACTAGACTGGATTCTATGCAGCCAGGAACGTTCCCATCGACATATGCTTGTACATGGTTTACAAACAACATCAAGGTACATGTGATCTCCGGATCGGATGTAAATGCTGATCAGTTTGTTATGAACTTGCTGCAAGATTTACAGGAAAGAGAGCGGTTCGTTATGAATGATGGATCGCCGTTTTTTGTAAATCAGCTGGCATACAGCACGAAACTTGATCCATTAAAAGATGGACAGGTAACGGTAAGAGGTCAGTACGGAAAGCTACGAGATGTTGAAACAGTCGATGAATTAAAGACAATTACGATAAGTTAGGAGGAAACAATGGCAGAAAAGAAAGACGAAACAAAAACAGTGCCAGAAGTTACTTATACTGTGGATGAATATGCAGAAAATCCACAGGTGTTAGGAGTATCACAAGATATTATCCGAACAGCATTTGCAAGGGCAGGTGTTAAAGAAGCAACGCAGAGCACAGCAAAGAAACTTGTAGATACATTTAAGAAGAAGGAGGTATAAGAACTTGTCCGGATTATTTTTAAAAGGCGAGAAAAAGGAAAGAGCTGGAGTTTATCGCAGACATGAGCAGATCACAAATAATGGTGTAGCATCCGCAATGAACGGAGTTTTCTGTATTCCGGTTCATGCAGATTTTGGTCCAGTTGGAGAGATTCAGAAGATCACATCAAAGAGTGATCTTCTTTCACTTTATATGGAGAGTGGAACGATCGATGCAGCGGTAAAACTGTTTGATGCAGGTGCTAACACGGTATATCTTTACCGTCTTGGAACTGGTGGTAAAGAAGGAAGCCTGTCCTTACAGACAACCACAGCCACAAATGCAGTTACATTAAAGACAAAATATCCAACCGCTTTGAAATTCTCCGTAACTGTAAAACAGAAATTAGGAGATGAAACGACAAAAGAGTGTTCCGTTTACAATGGGGCAACACTTGTTGAGAAAGTAAGCTTTATCGCTGGTGCGGATGTAAATGAGGCTGCAAATCTGGTGGAAGCAATGAAAGACAGCAAGTATTTATCCGCAGAACTTGTTTCTGGAGCATCCGGGATCATGCAGACGGTTGCACAGCAGGCTTTGGCTGGTGGATCAGCACCGGCAGTCACAACAGAAGATTACAGCAATGCGTTTAATGCATTCGAAACTTATGCTTGGAATGTACTGGTGCTTGATACAGTCGAAGAAGATGTTAAAGCATTAGCGAAGACATACATGGAAAGAATCCATTCAAACGGTGCATTGGGTGTTTGCGTACTTGGAGAAGCGGCAGGAAAGTCACTTGCTACAAGAAAAACGAATGCAAAATCCTATAATGCACCATATTTTATTTACTGCGGTAGCGGATATTATAATACTGCCGGAGATAGGGTGGAAGGATACCTTGCTGCAGCAGTTCAGGCAGGTGTGATTGGATGCAAAGATTCAAGTACATCAATTGTACATACAGAGATTCCAGATGCGGAGTCATGCATTGAACAGCTGACGAATGAACAATATGTCGATGCGATCAAATCTGGATTGCTTCTTTTGTCAGAAGGACAGGAAGGACAGGTCTGGTTTGATTCAGGAGTGAACACATATACAGTTCTGGATGAGGACGATGACGAAGGATGGAAGAAGATCAAACGTACAGCTGTCCGTTATGAGGCTTTTGACCGTATCAATCGTACATTAGAACCATTGATCGGTAAGATCAGCAACAATGCAGCAGGCGTTGATAATGTAATTCAGGAAGCTAAAAAAGTACTGGCTGAAATGAACAGAGAAGGAAAGATCTTAGATACTTACGAATTTTATGAGGATATAGAAAATCCACATGCAGCGGATTATGCATACTTTATTATCCGTATTGATGACGTTGACAGTATGGAAAAGATCTACTTAACATATCAGTTCCAGTATATCGCACAGTAGGAGGTGTTATATAGATGAGTGGAAAAGGTTTTGATACTAGAAAGCTGATGACAGGAAAAGACGGAAAGCTTTTTATTACACTGGATGGAGTCTCCATCTGGTTTGCATCCGTGGAAGAGTTTACAATCGGAATGAATTTTTCAAACGTAGATTTCCATCCGGCAGGCGATGTACAGACATATGGAGTTCCAGACAGTGTTAAATTTACAGCATCGTTCACTGAAGCTGTAGTAAGAGATGATCTGACGATCGTACCAATGCTGGAAGCGATTAAAAATGGGAAAATTCCTACATTCAGTTTACAGGGCGGTGTTACAGAACCACTTGCTGGTGGCGAAAGTAAATATCTGTTAGATGAATGTATTCCTGATGGAGATACAAACATTCTGGAAGTAAAACCGGGAGAAATCATCAAGAGACAGTGCCAGTTTATTGTTAACAGTGTACCAGATTGTATTAAATCATTGGCAGCATAAAGAAAGGATAAGAAAATGGCAGAGAAGAAAACAAATATCAATGTAACAGAAGAAAATGAAATGGACCTTATCACTGGTCTGTTAAAGGCAGCAGAGTATAAGACAGAGGTAAGCCAGACATTAAATATTCAAAGAAACGGACAGAAATTGTTTAAATTCGATATTCGTCCATTATCTTTTGATGAAATCACTGATTGCAGAAAGAGAGCAACAACTTATATGCCGAATCCGGGTGGAGCATCACTTCCATTAATTGAGAAAAGCGTAAGCAATGCAGATTACATGGCATGGCAGATTTACATTGCAACAGTTCCGGAAAGTGATGGAACAAAATTCTGGGATAATCCAGCATTAAAAGAAGGACTGAACAAAGCTGGTCACATGGTTATGACACAGGCAGAGATCATTAAGGAAATTCTTACAGCTGGAGAACTTGAAGCAGTCAGCGACAAGATTGAAGAGTTATCCGGCAGTGGTACAAATGTCATTGATTATGCAAAAAACTAATTAAGTCCAGTCCGTTAGCTTCTCTGCTTGCAGAAAATTATTTACGGACTGGAATGTTGCCATCAAAAGCCCTTGATCTCCCAGAAGGAGAGAGGGCTTTTATCTTTGCAGCACTTATAACAGCTATGGAAGGAGGCGATGCATAAATGGCAAACAAAGAAATTGTGATCGATGTTGTATCGGAATATTCCGACCATGCGTCTTCTGGCCTACAGCAAACAGGGAAGAATGCAGAGAAAGCATCACGAGAGATGGACAAGCTTGGAAAGAAGCGTGCAAAGCCAAAATTAGGACTTGAAGATAAAGCAAGTCCAGTCCTTGACAAGTTTGGTAAAAAGGGAGACGGGCTCGGTAAAAAGACCTGGACTCCAAAACTTGGATTAAAAGACACTGCAACAGCAGGGATCAAAAAAGCTATGAGTGCTGGTATGAGTTTTGGTAGAAAGACTTTTTCAGCAGTCCTAAAAATCAATGACAAGGTAACAAGTCAGATCAAAAAAATCCCAAGTGTTATATCTAAGATCAAGAATTCTATATTTTCACTAAAAACTTTGGCTGGTGGAGTTATGACTGGAATTGCTGCAAAGAAATTGATAGCTGATCCAGTATCATTAGCAGACGAATTTCAGACATATCAAATTGGCTTTGAAACAATGCTGAAATCTAAAAAGAAAGCTACGAAGTTTATGGATAGTGCGAAGAAATTTGCATCTGTTACTCCGTTTGACACATCGGCCGTAGTATCAAATGCTCAAAGGATGTTGGCTTATGGATTCTCTGATAAAGACATTATTCCTGACCTGACGAAGATTGGTAATGCATCCGCAGCACTTGGAGCTGGAGAAGAGGGTATCTCTCGAGTATCCAGAGCTTTAGGTCAGATGAAAACAAACGGAAGATTGAACGCAGAGGACATGAATCAGCTGACAGATGTCGGTATAAACGCATGGAAGTATCTTGCTGATGCAGAGGGTAAATCCATAGCCCAGATCAGAGAAATGTCTCAAAAGGGCGAAATCAGTGGAGACAAAGCAGTTAAGACAATCCTTAATGGGCTGAAAGAATTTGATGGAATGATGGACAAAACATCTAATTCGACGGTTTCTGGATTAATGTCAAATATTAAAGATACGTTCGACATAAACATTGTTTCTAAATGGGGAAAAGGTCTCCAGAAGGGAGCAACGAAAGGTTTAGGAGAATTTGCAGACTATCTTGATAAATCCGATGCAAAACTAAAAGAAGCTGGAACATCACTTGAAAAACTTGGAGAGTATGCAAGTACATCTGTATTCAAGGGACTTGAAAAGGCTGGAGATAAGATCGACGATCTTATTAGTATGCCAAAATTCCAAAATGCTTCAATCGGTGGCAAGATTAGTATTGCTTGGGATGAACTGATTGTAAATCCGTTTTCTAAGTGGTGGGATTCTAAAGGAAGACCGGCGATCGTTAAAAAGATTACTGGGATTGGAAAAGATATTGCAAAAGCTGGTGGAAACTGGTTCAAGGAATCTCTTAAGGATCTGTTACCAGGCGGAGATAAAGCTGGTATCGCAGATTATTTAGCTGGATTTCTTGGATTATCTGGAGGGCTAAAGCTGTTTAAAGGTGGAAAAAGTCTATACGATCTGATCACTGGCGGTTCTGGAGGTGGAGGAAAAACAAATCCTTTGGGAGATTCTATTGGAACAATCAATGTGTCCGCGGCAGTTGTAAATGTGAACGGAGGAATTGGAAACGGAAATTCTACAATACCGGGAACAAATCCGACAGGTAATAAAGAAATCTGGTTACCAGAAAGCGTAAAGCGAAAAATGCAACAAACTGAACCGAAAACACCATCTGGACCGACAAGGACACCGGGTGGCTTGTTTGGTTTAGGCGGTTCTGGTGTCACGCTGAAAAATGGAGAAACCGTAGCTGCCACTGGATGGAAAGCATGGCTTGGAAATCTAGGCGTAAAACTTGGATCAGGTGCAGCGACCGCTGGTGGAGCAGCAGCCGTTGGAGGTGCATCTTTATTAGGTGGAGCTTTAGGAATTGCCGGTATTGGAAGTGCTGCCGGTAATATTTATAATGCAGTAACTGCAAAGGATTCAGCTACTAAGAAGAAAGAAGCATACAGGGGTGGTACGAAACTTGGATTAGTCGGAGGTGGAGCAGCAACAGGAGCACTGATCGGTTCAGCAGTCCCAGTTATTGGAACTCTTGCTGGTGGTTTGATTGGTGCTGGAATTGGTGGAATTGGTGCAATCACAAAAGGAAATAAGTTCGGCGACTCCCTTAGAAAGTTTGTATCCAGCCGAAAGAATGCACTGAAAAATAGTAATTCTATGACGGCAAAGAGTCAGGAATATTGGAAATACAGTAAAGACAGTATTAGCAGTGTTAATCCAAAAGGAGCAAAATACAAAGAACTGGCAAGTTCCGTACAGAAAGCTTACGAGGAGAATAAGAAAAACACAAAACAAACGAATGTTGGATCAAAGACGACAAAGATTTTTTCAGGTGCTACGAATGCAGCTGGTGGAAAAGTCAGCAGCTTAGGTGGAAAGTCCGCAACAGCTGGAGGAATGCTGGGAACGATGGGTTCTATGTCGCTTGCAGCTGGTGGCAACTTACAAAGTGCTGGAAGTTCCGCATTATCACTTGCAGGTGCTTTAGCATCCGCAGCCTCAACGATTGCATCCGCAGCAAGTACAACCGCTGCACAAGCAAGTGCGATCAAAAGTATTACTAGTGGAAGTTATCTAAGTAATAGCGGTTCTTCAAAATCTGGTAAAAAGAAAACAAGCAAAAAGACATCATCCGCACCGAAAGTACAGACAGCCTTACCGAAAAATGGAAAGTTCTTTCATAATGCGAAGGGTAGTCTGGTCAGAGGTCATATCGTTTCTGAATTAGGAGAAGAAGGAAACGAAATGGTCATTCCACTTTCTAGACATAGAAGCCGTGCATTATCTCTCTGGAATCAAGCAGGACAGATTTTAGGCGTTACAAAGCATGCCAAAGGTGGACTTGTTGGAGGATTATCCGGATCTGGAAAAGCTTCGTCTGGTAGCGGTCAGCCAGTGATCAACGTTGGTGGTATTACGATCAGCGTCAATGCATCTGGAAATGACGGCATAGTTGATGCTATCAAAAACTCTAAAGGAGAGATCGCAGATGCTATTATGCAGGCGATCGCAGATGCAATCGGATCAACGGCAAGTAACAGAACAGCGGAGGTAATGTAAATGGACATATATATTACTGGAAAAAATTCAAAAGGGAATGATCAGAAGATACAAATTCCGATCATTCCTGAAGAAATTGAATCATCAATCGAAGGGAAGTTTGCAGAATATGATATCTATAAATTAGGTCAGGTCAGTGTTCCGAATGGTAAAAATCTTTCAGAACTAAGCTGGGAATGTTTTTTTCCCGGAGAAGCAAGAAAAGGCATGAAATTTGTTCGTAAGTGGACTGATCCAGCAACCTTAGATGCACTGATGAAATACTGGGCTAAGTATGGGAAAGTGGTAAATGTCTGTATTACAGGAACGAAGATCAATGTTGATATGCGTGTTTCAGAATACGATTCTACGGTCAAAAGCCTGAATGATTATTACTACACGGTAAGATTTATCGACTACGAAGAAATAAGTGTTTCCTCAACGAAAAGAAGTACCAAAACCATAAAGAAAAAGGTCACAGTAAAGAAAGGACAAACATTACGGAAACTTGCAAAAAAATATCTTGGGTCCAGTAAAAAATACAAGGTTATTTATAATGCAAATAAGAAACTGATTGATTCTAGGAATAAAAAGGAACGTAAGAAACATCCAAAGAAAAAGATCAGCAAATATACGATCTATAAAGGACAGGTGCTTGTGATTCCTGTTCCAAGCAGTAAATCAGTTTCTAATTCCAAGGTTGAGGAATTAAAGAAAGCAATGAATAAAGATGGCTACTCGAAGCTGAAAGTTGATAAAAAGCTGACATCTTCGATGAAATCAGCCATGAAAAAGATCACGATTCGAACTGGAAGAAAAGGACAGGTCGTAAAATTTGTGCAAAAAATGGTAGGAGTTAAACAGGATGGTACTTGTGGATCTAAGACAGTATCAGCAATAAAAACTTACCAACGAAAGCATAAATTGACAGTAACCGGTGTCGCTGATTATAAAACACTGTTAAAAATGATAGGAGGATAGGAAGATATGCCGAGTTTAGGAAATCCACTGTATAAAGCGGTTGTAAAGACAACATCAGGGCAAGAATATGATCTATACAAGCTGAAAGTTATACTGGACTTGACAATATCTGATGATCCTGATTCGCTGGCAAAGGAAGTCAGCTTAACAGTAATGAACGCTGCGAAAAATGGTGTAACACTTGCGACATTGATTCAGCCATCAGATCGATTATACATATATGCGAATGTTGGACATGGAGATTTTGAAGTATTTCGAGGCGTGATCTGGGATCGAGACAGGGTTACCGATACAGAAAAAAAGGTAACATTTACAGCCTATGATTACTTGATTTATATGATGAAATCCCAAGACTATTTTTATTATAAAAAAGGTCTCAGCACAAAGGAAATTGTAAAAAGAATCTGTACGGCATGGAAGTTGAAACTGAAATACAGTTACGGATCAATCAAAAACAAAAGGATCAAACCAGTGCAAAAGAACATTGGAGATATGATCGTATATGTGCTGAACAAAGCGAAAAGTAAACTTTCCAGCCGATATATTTTTACGATTGAAGGAACTACAGTGATTGTCAAGTATGCAAATACTAATACAACGATTTATAAGATTGAGGAAGGAAAGAATGTAATCTCCATAGAGATAAAAGAGACAATGGATGATATCGTTACAAAGATAAAGATCTACGGAGAAGCTAAGAAAAAGTCAATCCCTAAACTTGCATCAGTATCTAAGAATACATCGAAGTTTGGTACGATCCAAGAAGTCATGGATAAAGACAAGAAGGAGAAACTTTCAAAAATAAAGAAACAAGCACAAAAGAAATTGAAGAGCAGTGCAAAGGTCAAGTATGAATATATAGTAACGGCGATCAGTAATCCGAAGATAAAACGTGGAGACACCGTTTACGTTGGATGTGGTACCGCTGGACTTAAAGGAAATAAAACAGTAAAAAGTATTACACATGACTGTGTGGCTGGTACGATGGACGTTGTTTTTTACTAAAGGAGAGTTCTATGCAGAGAAATGGAAGAAAAAATTTTATCCGGGCGATCGAACAGATTTCAAAAGGAAACCAAAGTGCAGCGGATGTTGTTGCAGAACTTGGAACTATGAAAGACGGAGGGATTCTTCCTGACTCTTATCCAGAAGGTGCAGAACCAGATGACGATTTTTTGATGTTATCTGATGCAAAAGTAAGTGATGGCGATCGAGTATTACTGATCTGGACAGATGCAGAGGAAATCGTTGTAATCGGTAAAGTGGAAGGAGATGAAGAAGATGCCGGATAATCTTTTCCCAGAGGAATATGAAAACGAAGAAGAATATTTTGAAGATGAAGAGAACGAAGGAACTGAGGAAGAAAATACAGAAGAAGAGGAAGATGCAGGTTATAAACCCAGCATCTTTTTTGATTTTGATACTGGAGACTTTGTCGTAAATCACGATGGAAAATTAAAAGAAGCCTCGGGATTTGAAGCTTGGATGCAGTGGTGTCAGAAAACATTAATGACACAACGATATGCACATGAGGGATATTCTACGGATATAGGGATTGACTATGAAAGTGCATTAAAAGCTGACAGTAGAGAAGAAGCAGAAAGCATCTTGCAGAGGGAGATAGAAGAAGCGTTAATGGCTGATCCGTCAGAGAGGACTCTGTATGTTGGAAATATTACTTTTGAATGGGCAGCAGATGATTGTCTTGTAACAGTACAGGTGCAGGGCATTGATGGAGATATAGAAATACAGACACAATTTGAAAGTGGGGTGGTCTAATATGGCATTGGAAGCAGAAGAACTAGAATTGCCAGATTTCTTGAACAATTCGAGTGAAGAAGAAATTCATGAAAAAATGCTTGGTAACCTTCCAGAAGATATTGATAAATCAGAGGGCGGTTTTCCTTGGGATTTTACACGTCCAACAGCGATTGAAATAGCAGAGCTAAAAGAATACGTGCTTGTGGAAGTATTGAAAAGTCTTTCGCCGGCGACTTGTGAAGAGTCTTATATATTGGATTACCATGCTGATGGAAGAGGTCTTGTACGAAGGGAATCGGTAAATGCTTCAGGATATGTTACTGTTACGGCAAAAGCTGGTCTTGTTATTCCTTTAGGATATGGTTTTTCTACAGAAGCAGATGACGAAGGGAATACGATAGATTTTGTAACGACTGAGGAAGTTACGGTCGATTCTCTTGGAAATGCAAAGATTACAATTGAAGCAGCAGAAGGAGGATCTGCAAGCAATGTTGGAGTAAATACGATCGTATTACATACTGGAGATGAGACAGGAGAACTGCTCGATGAAATAATCTCTGTTACAAATGAGGAAGCTGTTACAGGCGGTTTGGATGAAGAGGACGATGATACTTTAAGAGAACGAATTGTTGAGTATGATCGAAGCCATGACATTTCCTATGTTGGAAATGTTGCAGACTATAAACGATGGGCATTGTCAGTTCCCGGTGTTGGTGCAGTTACTGTGATACCAGCAAAAGATGACTCTGGAATAATCAAGATCATCTTAATGGATCAGAACGGAGTACCAGCATCGAAGCAGATTCAAGATGCTGTGTATGATTATATTATGCGTCCAGATAGTGAATCAGATCGTTTAGCACCGCCCAATGCTGTATTAGAGATAACGGCTCCTGAAACAGTAGTAGTTAACATATCAGCTGTGGTTTATTTGAGAGAAGCAGAAATTGGCGATGTGCAGAATGATTTGAAAGCTGCACTTCAGTCATATTTGTTAAATGTTTCATCGAATGATAGTGCGGTTAGAATATCAGCGATCAACAGTATCCTTGGAGCTGTATCAGGTATCTATGATTATGACAGTGTACAAATCAATGGAGTGTCAAAAAATGTAGACCTTGAATCTGGACAAATGCCGGTTTTAGGAACAGTAACAATAACGGAGGGATAATACTATGTGGTATAAAACAGACCTTATGGAGCAAATCCTGACGAGTGAAAGTGCAAAACAAATGATTGACTATGTATCGCCGATTTATGGGAAATCAAGAATCGGACTTTGGCTGTTCCAAGTGATCGGACTTGAGATAGATGACGTAAAAACAATATGTAAAGATATATTTGATCAGATATTTGTTGATCGTGCTACATGGGGGCTCCCTATTTGGGAAAAAGAATACGGAATAACGCCGCTTCCAGATCAGACGATTGAGCAGAGAAGAACACAGATTTTGCAAATGAGGATAAAAAGGCCTTTGAATCCTAAAAGGTTTGAAAAGATCATAGAAGCTTTGAGCGGTGTAGAAACAAAGCTCATAGAAAATACAGCAAAAAATACATTTCAAGTCAATCTTTATGGCGAAGTAAATAATTATGATGAAGTAGTAAGAAGAATTGACGAATTGAAACCAGCACATTTATTGTGCGATATTCGTGTTTCGGACGTTATAGAATCAGAGACGGCATTGAATTATGCTATTGTTTCAGGCTCTTGTGAATATTCTTCTTCGATCGTTAGTGAGGTATAAAATCATGTGGGAAAATACAGTAATTACAAATGCAGGTATTGAATTATTAAAGAATGCCTTAAGCGGAGGAACAATAACAGTAACAGCGATCAAGTCTGGTGCTGGTAAAGTTGACGTTAGTGCTTTGAAAAGTCAGACGGCGGTATCATCAATTAAGCAGTCTGGAACAGTACAGGGCGTGACAAAAACAAACGAAACAATCAAGATAGGAGTATTGTTTTCAAACGCTGGTTTATCTGCCGGATACAGCATGACACAGCTTGGAATTTATGCAAAAGGATCAACCGGAAGTGAAGTGTTGTTTGCGATTTCTCAAAGTACAACAGGGAAAGAAGTTCCGGCAGAATCGGCTATGCCGTCATGGTCGTTAGTACATAATTTTTACATCAAGCTTAATAATGATGTAAAAATGACAGCAACGGTTGATCCAGAAGGGTACGTTACATTTGAAACTATGCAGACAGCGTTAAATACGCATACAGGAAACAAGAGCAACCCTCATAGTGTTACTAAGTCGCAAGTAGGCTTAGGGAACGTTCCGAACGTAGCGACAAATGATCAGACACCGACATATTCAGATACAACAACTCTTGTGACTTTATCAAGTGGCGAGAAAATATCTATTGCATTTGCAAAGATTAAACTTGCAATTACAACTCTGATTAATCATCTTGCGAATAAAAGTAATCCTCACGGAGTTACCAAAAGCCAAGTTGGATTAGGCAATGTGGAGAATAAAAGCAGTGCTACAATCCGTGGAGAATTAACCAAAGGTAATGTAACGACAGCCCTTGGTTATACACCGCCTACACAGGATACAAACACTTGGAGAGGAATCCAGAATAATTTAACGTCGGATGCAACAGATCAATCGCTTAGTGCTGCACAAGGGAAAGCCTTAAATACAAGTTTAACAAGCCATACAGGAAATAAAACAAATCCGCACGGAGTGACGAAATCACAGATTGGTCTTGGAAATGTGGAGAATAAATCAAGTGCTACAATCCGTGGAGAATTAACCAAAGGTAATGTAACGACAGCCCTTGGATTTACGCCAGCAAATCAGACTGA